CTCCGAGTCGTTCGCTTTGCGGCTGGGTGATCGCCTTGGCTGCCTTTTCCTGCAAGGCCAAGCTCTCGGACACCCGCACTACGTACGCAATGAGGTCTGTGTAGGTCTCAGCCAGCGCCAGGGCTTCCGCCCGGCGCAGGACCAGGCTCTTGGCCTGACCCTCGGCCAGTTGCAGCACCTCCTTCAGAGCCTTGGTCGCCGAGCGGCCCAGAAGCTCGCCCATGGCCAGTGCCTCCATGAACCGCAAGACATAGGCGATCAGGTCGACGTAGGTCTCGCTAAAGGCCAGGGGCTCGGCTTTGGTGAGGCTCACTTGCCGCTTGCTCGCCTCCGAGAGCCCAAAGGCCTCTTTGCCGACCTTAGCCAGCTGCTTGCCCAGGACCTCGCCAAGGCCCAGGGTGCTGGCCACCGCCAGGGCGTAGACGGCCGGCGTGGCGCTATCCCAGCTCTTGCCCGCCGTGGCGCTGGCCCACGTGAACTTGGCCTGCGACCAGGTGTAGGGAGCGCCCGGCGAGGTGGTGACGGTGGTGGTCTCGGCCATGGCGTCTCAGCAACTCCCTGGGGATCCTCAGCTCATCGTGAAGGTGAAGACGGCGGTGAGGCTGTCGTCGGCGCCCTTGTTCACCACAGGGAAGACCACCCGGTCGAACATCACGCCGCCGCTGGCGGCGTTGAACACCCCGGCTTCGGTGAGCGCCCCGGTCGCATCGCCTGCCGGGTAGCTCGCGGTAAAAGTGAACACCTTGGTGCCGGCGGTATGGGCGTAGGTGGCGGCGTTGCGCTTGATCTCGGTGACAAGCGCCGTTTGGGTGGAGGCCGCCGCGGTGGTACCCGTGCCCACCGCGATCCAGCCCATGACGCCGGGGCGGCTGGCTGAGAGGCCAATGGCGTCGGCCACGAAGTCGAAGCCGCCGTTCACGATGATGTTGTCCTTGTGGACGACCTCGACTTCACCCCCGGCGCGCTCGACGAGCAGCGTGATGGCGCCTTTGAGGGCCATGCCTTCTTCAATCATGAAAATGTCTTTCTTGGGTTGATGCAGAAATGCGAAGGGCGTTGCATCCCTAAGGTGCAACGCCCTTGATGTGCCCAACGAGGGCGATGTGAGCGATGTAGGCGAGCTGCGTTCAGTACAGCCGCAGCGTCGTGTATCCCGAACTCGCTGCAGGCGCTAACTCGGCCTGGGCGCTTTTAACCTCGCCGCCCATCTTTCCGACAAAGAGCCGCCGGTCGGTCGCGGTCTGACACACCCCCAGGCACAGGCGATCGCTCACCGCCAGGGGGTAGTCCAGGCGCACCTGGCGATAGAGGTGGTCCTCCAGGAAGAACACCCCATCAAGTGCGTCGTAGCCCATCAGCAGGCTCACCCCTGCGCCAGCCGCCGCCCAGATGACGGAGGTTGTCACCTGCTCAGGGACAAACCAGAACACGGTGTGAAACTGCGCCGGAATCGCCACCGGCCAGGACACCCGGGTGGTATCTCGCACCCGAAGGCCCTGCCCATAGCGCCCCTGGCCGTAGCTCACGCCCTTGGATTCGGCGGCCGCAGCATTGGTGATGCCGCCGACCGCGCCGTCCAGGCCACCCGACAGACGCCAGCCATAGAGCTCGCCCGATTGCAGGCCCGTCTCCTGGGCCAGTTGAAACCGCGCCTCGATGCTTTTGAGGGAGCCGTCATAGGTCCACTGGCGCTGGGCGGCGCTACTGGCCCAGTTGTAGTTGGCCGATTGCCAACTCTCCCGGTCATCGAGCGTGGCGCCGATGCTGGCCAGGAGCGTGTTCTGGGCCCGAAAGCTCGCCGGCAGAGTCACCTCAAAGAGGTATTCCGACTGCGCAGCGCCCGAGTCCATGCGCAGCACCTGGCTGCTCCCCACTGATTCCACCGTCGCGAAATGCTTGACCCCGGGAAAGCCCCCGGCCATCGCGTCCACCGTGAAAAGTAGGTTCGCGTTTTGGGGCTGGGCCACCACCGTCGAGACAAAGGCGGCCTTGTCCGAGTAGATCCCGGGCGAAGCAATCGCTTTGATCCAGAACTTGCGCTCGCCGTCGAAGCCCGAGGGCAGCGTGTAGCTGCTCGAGCGCACTTCAGCGAGGAAGATGGAGGTGTCCCACGCAGCCCCTTCCCGCAGCTCGTAGGCCACGACCTCCGGTTCGGGGTTGGGCAGCCACCTGAACTCCAGCCGGTTAGACGACTGCACCACATCGAACTGGCGCACGACCTGAGGCGCAAGAAGCGTGAGGGCAAACGTTGTGACGTGCGTGCTGTACTTGCCCGAGGTGTCAAAGGCCCGAATGTGATAGTTGAAGAGGCCCGCCTCGCTCTGGTCATGCACCAGCTGCGTACCGGCAGTCTGGCCCACGAGGACACCGGCATCCCAGCCTGCCCCCACTCGCACCTCATAGCCCGCGAGGTCTGCGTCGGTGTTGGCCTTCCACGAAAGCAGCAGGTCGGTCGTGCGCCGGGTGACGACGAACTCCTGCACATCGTCCGGAGGGGCGAGCTTGCCCAGGATGGTCTGCGTGAGCTGCGCTGGGTTCCCAAGCTTTCCCGTGACGCCCACCGCCCGCACGCTCACCTGGTAGTCCCCGGCGTCGGCGTTTCGAATCTCCAGGTAGGTGCTGGCCGTGCGCGGGAGCGTCACCAGGTTGCCGCTGCCCACCCGGTAGCTCACCTGGTACTCCAGGGCCCCAAAGACCTGCTCCCAGGACAGTTGCACTAGCAGCAGAGCCTGGTCCTTGACCCGGTACAGGCTCTCGCTCACCCGCAGCCCCGTGGGGGCAGCAGGTGCTGCGGACAAAAGCGTGATGTCCCTGGGCTGTAGTGCCAGGTCCTGCTCGATGGCCGTGTACTTGGCCGGGTTGTGAGCGAGCGCCGTCACCTCGTGGATGCCTAGCTCACTCTCGGCGACTTGCACCACCCGAAAGAGCTGCGCCTCCACATCCTGGGAGGCCAGCACCCAGATGGCGCCCACCTGGGGCGCCGCCGAGAAGGCGCTGGTCACGCCCAGGGTGCGGGCGGTGCGGGAGCCCACCGCCCGCTCCTGGACTTCCCCCGTGGGGAGTACCACCGAGAGACGCCAGGGGCTGGTCGAGGTTCCCGACGCACCCGACACCATGGCCGCCGGGGGATCCTGGTCCAGGGTGACGCTGGTGGTCGTGCTCTGGGCGATCCGACCGCCAAGGCGCGTGCCCCCGCGGCTTGCGTCGGCCACCTTGAGCACATCGCCCGGGCGCACCACGGCGCCATCGAGCCCAGTGCGGAAGGTGATGATCTCGGACTCGGACTGCTCCGAATAAAGCAGCCACTTGCCCACCCGGTGGGCCTGACCGCGCGACGTGCAGCCCATGGCCACCACGTCGGCCTGCACCACCCCGTAGCGGGCGATGCCGGCCGGATCCTCCACGTACTCGACCTTCTGGCGGTAGAAGTCCTGCGGGTCGAGCCAGCTCACGAGCGCCACGGTGTGGCGAGCCTTGGCCGAGGACCCCTGGTAGGAGAACTCGCCGTCCACCACATTGGCCGCAGTGAACTGGTGCAGCGGATCCTGCGGCGCGTCCTGGGTGACAGTGATCGCCCCGCCTGCCCAATAGGCCATGCCCCGAAAGATCGAGGCCATGTCCTGGACCACCTTGTAGGCCTGTTCACGAGACTGCAGGTAGAGATTGCAGGTAAAGCGGGGTTCCACCCCGCCCAACCCGTTTGGGACGAACTCATCGCAATAGCGCGCCACCCGGTAAAGCGCCCACTTGTCCACCTGGGACTCGGGCACGTAGGAGCCCAGGCCGTAGCGGGTACTGGTCACCAGGTCATAAAAGCACCAGGCGGGGTTGTCCGTCCAGGCAACTTTGAAGCTGCCGTTCCACACCCCCGCGTAGCTGCGTGTGGCCGGGTCGTAGTTGCTCGGCACCCGAACCTTGAGGAGCTTGAGGTCGTAGCTGCGCCGCGGGATAGTCGGAAACTGCGAGGCATCGACCCGAAGCGCCATGAGGGCGCTGTTGGGATAACGCAGCTTGCTCTCGATCACCTCCGTGTAGGAGTCAAAGCTGGTCTTGTTTTGCAGGCTCGACTGGGTGGCGTCGGGCGTGATGCGACGCAGCCGGATGTCCCAGGGGGCGCTGCCCGGAAGCGCCACGTAGTAGCTCCTCTGGTAACGAGAGGTCGTCTTGCCGGTGACGGTGTCCACAAGCACCTGGGCAAAGCCCGCCCCCTTGGACTGCACGTCGATCGCATAGCTCACCGAGGTACCGCCCAGATCCCCGTTGGTGGTGTCCTGCAAGGTCAGTTGCGGGATGCTCACCTTGATGCGCACCGCGTTCACATCGGCATCGGTGATGGAGCGCACGACCGGCTGGCCGGCTTTGCACTCGATGCCGACGGACACCTCGTTTTCGACCGAGGAAAAGCCCGGGATGTAGCTTTGCTGCTGGGTGCCGCTGCGCGTTTGCAGGGAAACGCCGGTGAAGTTGTAGCTCCCGTCGGCGTTCTGGATCGGGGTGTCGTCCAGGTAGACGGACTTGAGCCCCCCCACCAACCCCTCGATCTCCCCCTCGCACACCAGGTCCACCACCCGGGCGTAGGCTTTGGAGCGCAGGCTCTCGGGTGCCTCCTGGGCCACCCGGGCGGTCCCGCCGCTGCCGGACTTGCCACCCCCGCCGGAGCCGGCGATCAGGGGTAGGTCGTGTGGCAACCCTTTGATTGACTCGCTCATACCGCTACCTCATAGCCGACCGGAACCGGGTGACCCTGGGCACTGGTGTTCACCGCCCCATTGAAGGCGTAGCTGGGCTGAACCTGGGCGCCCTCCGAGGGGGAGGACGCCTTGGGCACGGGCGCGATCATCTGCGCCACCCCGCCCAGGATCATGGAAGTGCCCACCGAGTAGAGCGTGGCCTGGGACAGGAACGCCCCGGCCGCCGCCCAACCCATGGGGTTCCACCAGGACACGGCAATGAGCGCCACGCCCAAAAGGATCTGGCCCAGGCCCCGGCCCCCGGCGCCGGAGATGACCGGAGCGATGGTGATCCGGCCCCGACCCGTGGGCTCATGGAGTTGCTCCAGCCCCAGGGCGTCGCGCCCTGCGAGCACCCGGTAGCCCACTCCACGTTCGCCGGAGGTGACTAGGTGGCGCTCGAAGTCGGGGAAGTTGGCACACAGGGCCCGCACGGCCTCGGCAGCGGAGGCCACCACCATCGTGTGGCGCCGGCCAAAGCGCCGGCCCAACTCACCCAGCAAAACGATGGTGGTCATAAAAGGGACGAGTAGAAAGAGGAATGCAGTGCGTGATGCCGCAACGCGTGGTGGCGCAGTGCATGGGTGGTCACCTTGTGCCAGTAGCCCCCGTAGACGTCCCGACTGGACAGGCGCCCCTGCAGGTGATGGAGGATGAGCCCATCGCCCAGGTAGATGGCCG